CTGCCAGCCCGCCGCGGAGATGCACGTCGAGAGTGCCCGCTTCAACCGCCTGCGCTTCGACGCGGTGAAGGTGGGGGCGACCTTCGCCGGCGTGATCGAGGGCCAGTTCGCCATGCTCGCCGAGGACCAGAACGGCATCGTCGGCGGCCTGCTCGCGATTGCCGTCCCGCACTGGGGCTCGCCCGACCTGGTCGCGACCGACATCCTTGCGTACGTCCTGCCGGAGCACCGCGGCGGGCTGGCAGCGGCCCGGCTGGTGCACGCCTACCGCCGGTGGGCGCAGCACCGGGGCGCGGTGCACATCAATCTGGGCGTTTCGGCCGGCATCGACACCGAGCGCGTCGCGTTCTTCTACGAGCGGCTGGGCTTTGCTCGCTGCGGCATCATTCTGGAGGCCTGACCCATGTTCGGCGACCTTTCCGGCTACACGCCCGAGCAGATACAGGAGATCGGCGGGCGCCTGCAGATCGTCGGCACGCTGACGAACGGCATCAGCGCTTTCTCCGAGGGCGTCTTCCGGTCGCGGCAGGCCGGAGCCGATGCTCGGGCCGAGCTCGCGTCCGCCGAGTCTCAGGCCGCCAAGATCCGGCGCGCCACGACGGCGGCCGTGAGCGACACCCGGGTGGCCGTCGTCGGCGCCGGCGCGTCGCTCACCTCGGCCTCGGCGCTGGAGATCGAGCGCGACATCAACCAGCGCGGCGAATCGGATGCGCTCACCGCGATCCTGACCGGCCAGGCCAAGGCGGCGAATCAGCGGCGCCTCGCCAAGCAGTACCAGCTCGCCGCGGTCAACAGCGCGACCGGCTCTCTCCTCCGGGGGGCAACTGCCTTCACCCGCTGGCGCGGCACGAAGCCGCCGGGCGGCGGTGCGGGCGCGGTCGACGGCGTGCCGAACGCCCGGGGAGACTACTGATGGCCCGCATCCCTGCCGGCGAGGGCCTGGGCAACGCTGTCGCCCGCCCGGCGCTTCAGAACGAACTGCAGGCGCCTCGCGGCGCCTTCGGCGGAGGCGGTGCGATCGAGGAGGCCGGCGCGACCGTGTCGGCGATCGGCGACGCCGCGGCGCGGGAGCAGGCCCGGGCCGACCGCGAGGCGAAGATGCTGCGCGACGCCGCCGACCGGGCGACCGCAAGCGGCAAGCTGCTCGACGCGCAGGACCTGCTGACGCAGGCGCACGACGAGGTATCCACCGGTGTCGCGACCGGGACGATCGACAAGACGAAGGCGGCCGAGGAATGGCAGCGCCGCGCCGCGGACGTGACCGCCTCCGTTGCGGTCGGCGTTCCTGCCGCGCACGCGCAGGACTTCGGCAACGGGGTCAAGCGGGCCAGCATGAAACTCGGCCGCGCGCTCGAGCTGACCGTCGCCAAGCGCGACCGGCAGGACGTGACGGCCGGCATCGGGACGACGCTCGAGTACGCCGCCCGGCTGTACGCCAAGGATCCGGCCGCCGCCCGGCAGGTTGCCGGCGACACCCTCGCGCAGCTCGGCCCGTTCTCCGACCTGTCGCCCGACCAGCTGCAGAAGCTCGGCCAGAACTGGAAGGAGGCCGCCACCTTCACGACTGCATACTCCGGGATCAACGGCGCACGCGGCGACGCGAAGGCGCTTCAGGCGTGGGACAAGAAGCTCGGCACCGACGAGTTCGCCGACATGGACCCGCAGAAGAAGGCGCAGCTTCTCGGCGCATCGCAGGGCTACCAGACGCACCTCGAGCAGCAGGCGCTCGCCCGGGCGCAGCGGGGCGAGATCGCCGCCCAGCGCCGCGAACGCGAGTCGTCCAGCGCCTTCAGCCTGCTCGGCGACTGGGCGCGTGCCGGCAAGGCGGCCGATCCGGTCGCGAACCAAGCACTCATCGCCAAGCTGACGCCCGAGCACTCCGCCGCCTACCGCGCGATCGCCGCCGATGTTCCGGCGCGCACCGCCGCCGCCATGCTGCCGCTCGACGCACAGCAGGGGCAGATCGACCAGCTGATGCAGCGGCGCAATACCGCCGGGACGAGTCAGGGCCTAGAGCACGAGATCGCCCGCCGGCAGCAGGTGCTGGGCGAGGCGAGGCGCGACTACGAGGCCGACCCGCTCCGGGCGGCGGCCGAGCGCAACGTGATCGACGCGGTGCAGCCGCTCGACCTGTCGAAGGGGTTCGACGCGCCGGCGCTCGCCCTCGGCATGCTGCAGCGGGTGGAGCAGGCGAAGGTCGTCGCGAGCCGCACCGGCAAGCCGGTTTCGCCACTGCTGCGCGAGGAGGCCTTCAAGATGGGGGACATGCTGGGCCTTCTGCTGCCGAAGCAACGGAGCGAAGCGATCGCAGCCCTGTCGCGCGCCATGCCGCCGGAGCAGTCGGCCGCGCTGGCCCGCCAGCTCGACGGCAAGGACAAGGCGCTAGCGCTGGCGATCGCCTCCGGCGCCACTGCCACCAGCGAAGGCCGCTACACCTCCGAGATCATCCTGCGCGGGGACGCTGCGAAAAAGGACGGCACCAGCACGAAAGGCGAGAAGGTGCCCGGCGTCAAGGCCAGCCAGTGGAAGGCGAACATCGCCGCCCAGCTCGCCGACGTCTTCCCCGGGCAGACCGTTACCGACAACGCAGTCGAGGGCGCGCTCCTCATCGCCCACGGCATGGCGGCGGAGCAGGGCGGCGACCTGTCGGAGCGCAACCTTCGGACCGCCGTCAACCTGGCCGTGGGCGGCTCGGTCGTCGAGCACAACGGCCGGAAGGTGGCCCTGCCGCCGAACGTCGAGATCGGCGCCCTGGAAACCCGCCTGAAGATGATCACCCCGGACGAGGTCGCGCAACTTGCCGGCGGTGCGACGGTCCGCGCCGGCGGCGTAGACGTGCCGATCGCCGAATTCGCGAAGAAGTTGCCGGGCGCTGAGCTGCAGTTCGCCGGGCCGGGCCGCTACATGGTCATCGTCAACGGCCGCCCCGTGCTCGGCGCCGCCGGCCGCCCCGTGTTCATCCCGCTGCAATGAGCATCGTCGACGCCTTCCAGGCAGACACCGACGCCGCGGTCAACCTGCTGGCGACGGCGCCGCTTCCGCCTCCGAAGCCCTCGGCGAAGATCAGCGCGTGGGCCGATCTGCCGAACGCCGTCGGCCGCACCCTGGGCGGCGTCGTCCCTGCCGCCGTGGCCGAAGGGCTGGCCGGCGCCGGCGAGATCGTCACCGCCACGGCCCGGGCGCTCGACAAGATGCGCCGCGCGCCGAACATGAAGGCGCTGGACGCCGCCCGCTCGGAGCCGAACAGCGGCGAGAACGAGTTCTCGCGCACCCTGCGCAACGTGGCCGAAGGCTTCCGGCCGGACCCGGCCACCGCCAGCACGGCGGAGCAGGCAATGTTTGCCGTCGGCAAGGGGCTGACGAAGGCAATCGGCTACGTGGGCAGCTTGGGGCCCGCCGGGGTGGCAGCGTTCGCCGCCGACGAGGGTCTGACGATACTCGACGACCTTCAGAGCAAGGGGGTCGACGACAAGACGGCGACCGAGGCGGCTGTCCTCACCGGCCTGGCCAGCGGCGCGAGCATCCTGCTGCCGGTCGCCGGATCGACGGTCGCAAAGACTGCCGCGCTGGCTGTAGCCGGCGGCCCGGGCACCTTCGTCGCGCAGCAGGCTGTCACCCGCGACATCCTCAGCCGCGCCGGCTACGCTCAGATCGCCGAGCAGTTCGACCCGCTCGACCCGGTCGGGCTGGCCCTGTCGACCCTGATCCCGGCGGCGTTCGGCGGCGCGCATGCCGTGAAGCTGCGCCAGGCGGCCAAATCGGGCGCTGGCGAGGCGATCGGCGCTCCGCCGGGGGGTAGGGCTCCCGAAGCGACTTCGGCGCCGGGAGCCGTCGACGCCGCGATGGTGCACAACCTGACGCTGCAGCAGGACGCCCGGATCGGCGACGTCGCCCGCGCCGACCCGCCGCCGATCATCGAGCCACCGCGAAACGACGCGCCGCCGCCGAAGGCCGCTCCCGAGCCGAAGCCGGAGGAGGTGCACGCCGCCCAGCAGGCGCTGGCCGACGCGGTGCCTCCCGACCTGCCGGTACGAGCAGAGGAAAATGGTAGAGCTCAGGCCGTGGCGACTGACAAGGCTGTCGCCGGCGATTTAGAAGGCCGCGCCGCCGGCGACAACGCACCACGCGCCCCTGCAGTCGACGACGCGACGGGGCTACCCCTGAACGACGACGGCACCGTCACGCTGTATCACCACACATCGGCCGAAGCGGCGCAGCGTATCCGTGACACCGGACGACTGAAGGCCGACGCGGAACCGGATGTTTATGTCACCAACCGAAGCGAGACCGACACGGGCTTCGGCGACACCGCTGTGCCGATCCGCGTGAATCCGAAGCGGCTGCAGATCGACGACGAATTCCCGGACGGTCGCAAGGACTTCCGCCTCAGTGTCGGCAAGCCAGGCGGCTCCATGAAGGTCGTCATCGAACTTCCGCGTGAATCGACCCCGGCGGCGTTGCCGCCGCCCGAGTCGCAGGTGCGCGCCGACGAGGGGGCGCGGCTCGACGCTACCCAAGTGGAAAGCCGCGACGGCACCGCTGCCGCGGAACTGGCGCAGGCGCGCCGCGAGGCGCAAGAAGGCACGGACTTCGAGCTCGGCCGCGCCGACTCCGACCTGCTGCGCGTCGCCGCCGAGTGCTCCCTTAGTCTGGCATGAAGGGCCAGGCGATGAGCATGCCCAGTCCGGCCAGCGCCACGCACACGAGCAGCGTCAGAAGCCAGATCCCGACGTACTTCACGCCCTGCCGCGCGCTACCGGTCGCGAGCGCGCCCCAGCCGAACACCCACGCGCTCAGGAGAGCGGCGGTGCCGAGCCAGACGAGGACCTGATTCATGGCCATGAACCCGAAGTGTCGCACCGCCGTCCGCGCCGCGGCCGCCGGCCGTACCATCAGCGACGCGAAGATGCAACTGATCGAGGACGCCCTGCGCGACAAGGGGCAGATGCTCGCCCGGCAGGACACGCCGCGCTGGCTCGGCCTCAGCCGCGAGCAGCGCACCGCCGAGGTCGCCCGCGCCGCGATGGATGACCTCGAGGCCGCGGCCACCCGCAAGGAAGCCCTGGCCGGGATGCAGGTCGTCGCAACCGCCCGGGTCGACGAGCAGATCAAGGCGGCGATGGCGCTCAACGGGCTGACCCGCTCGCAGGGCCTGATCCGCAGCCTCGAGACGACGCACAACCAGGCAGCCGCCGTCCGAAACGAAGGGATCGCCGGCCTGGCCGACATGATCGACGCCGCCGAGTCGACCGCCGGTACCAGCATCGGCCGGAATCTGGCGATGCGGATCTTCGACGTGGACAATCCGGAGATGACGGCCGCCGTCGTGCGCGAGGTGTTCAAGAACGCGGACGGCTCCACGGGAAACGCTGCGGCGAAGGCTGGCGCGCGGGCGTGGCTCGACACGATCGAGCGCCTGCGGGTCCGGTTCAACGCCGCCGGCGGCGACGTCGGGAAGCTGGCCTACGGCTACTTGACCCAAGCGCACGACGCCATGAAGGTGCACGCGGCCGGTGCCGACGCATGGGCGCAGAAGGTCTTGCCGCTGCTCGACCGCCGCCAGTACCTGAACACCGACGGCACGGCGATGACGAACGGCCAGATCGAGGGACTGCTGCGCTCGAGCTGGGAGACGCTGAAGAGCGGCGGCGACAACAAGGTCGAGCCCGGGGCGTTCCGGGGGCCCGGCGCGAGGGCTAATCGGGGCGCCGACCACCGGGTACTGCACTTCGCCGACGGCGATGCCTGGATGGCCTATACGAAGGAGTTCGGCGAAGGCTCGCTCTACGACTCGATGGTCGGCCACGTCAGCCGCATGGCGCGCGATATCGCGCTCGTCGAAGCCTACGGCCCGAACCCGGCGCAGCAGTTCAAGCTGCAAGCCGACATCGCCCGGCGCGCGGACGTGACGGAGGCTGCCGGCGACTTCCTCGATGCTCGCTCGGCCGGCAACACGCCTGAGGCGTACTGGAATCTCGTCAGCGGCGCGACCGGCATGCCCGAGAACCGGTTCACGGCGGACCTCGGCCGAGACCTCCGCAACGTGCAGACGGCGGCCAAGCTCGGCGGCGCCGTGCTCACCTCGATGACGGATGTCGCGACGATCGCCTCGACGCTGCACTTCAACCGCCTGCCGTACTTCCAGATGCTGCAGAACCTCGGCAAGCAGTTCGATGGCGAAACCCGCGCCTTCCTCCGTGAGCATGGTGTCATCGGCGAGTCGCTGACCTCGACGCTCAACCGATGGACAGGGGACAACCTGACGCACAGCCTCTCGGGCCGGGTGGCGAGCGCGGTCATGAAGATGTCGCTGATGAACGCATGGACCGACGGGCTTCGGGGCGCGTTCTCGCAGACGATGATGGGCGGGCTCGCCCGGATGGCGAAGAAAGGCTGGGGCGAGCTCGACGAGTGGGATCGCTACCTTCTGCAGCGCAAGGGCATCACCGAGGCCGACTGGTCGATCATCAGCCAGGCCAAGGCGACCGAGCACCAGGGCGGGCAGTACCTGACGGCCGATGCGGTGCGGGCCACCGGCGTCGACGGGGCGGTGCAGGCGGGCGACAAGGTGCTCGCCTTCGTCATCGACGAGGCGCAGTTCGCCGTCGTGAATCCCGACCTCGCGACCCGGGCGATTGCCACCGGCGGGGGCCAGCCGGCCGGCACGATCCGCGGCGAGGCGTTCCGCTCGATGGCTCAATTCAAGTCTTTCCCGATTGCCATGATGACGCGGCACTGGCGGCGCATCCTGGAGACGCCTCAGGGGATGGAAGGGGCGCCGCTCGGCTTCGGCGCCGAGAGTGCAGCGGGCGGCGCGGCCAACCGAACCGCGGTCCTCGCCATGCTCACCCTCACCAGCACGCTGCTCGGCGCGCTGGTGCTGCAGACGAAAACGACACTGCAGGGCAAGGATCCGTTCGACATGACCTCGCCGAAGTTCTGGCTGCGCGCCGTGGCGCAGGGCGGCGGCTTGGGCTACGCCGGCGACCTGATCTTCAAGGATCCGACCGAGCAGCGCGGTGGAAAGGTCGGGCAGACGATCGGAGTAACGCTCGGGCCGCTGGCCGGTACAGTGGGCGGCCTGGTCGGCGACCTCGGCGTCGTCAACGCATGGGAGAAAGCGTTAGGCAAGGAAACGAACGCCGGGGCCGAGTCGTTGCAGTTGCTCGTATCGAACACCCCCGGGGCGTCGCTGTGGTGGACCCGGCCTGCCTTCGAGCATTGGTTTCTGCACAACGCGCAGGAGGCGCTCAATCCGGGTTATCTCGGGCGCATGAGGCAGCGGGCTCAGAAAGACTGGGGACAGTCGTACTGGTGGGAGCCCGGAGCAACGTTTCCAGAGCGGGCGCCCGAGCTGGAGAAGGCGGCAGGCAAATGAGGCAAGACCAGTACGAACGGCTGCAGGCGCTCGAGGAAAAGCTCGTCGATGTCGTGCTGCGCGACGCCGAGCCGGTCAACTGGCCGGCCGACGGCAAGCTCGCCAAGGACATGACGCAGCAGGAGCGCGGCGACGCCTACTGGGGCCGCCGGCTGGCGATGAGCAGCATCGCCGTGCTGGTGAAGGTCTTGAACGTGATCCACGGCACGCAGGAACGCGGCGCCCTCGCGCCTCTCGCCCTGTCCGACGACGACACCGAGGGCGATTCGAACCTCGAGAAGGAGATCGCCGCCGCCGAGCAAGATGCCCTACGGCTCATGCGGCGGCTGAAGGACCGCGGTGTCGCGTGACGGCTTCCTGATCTTTTTCATGGTGTGGGCCCGGCTGCAAGGCTGGGCCGTCCCGGTCCTGCACGTCCGAATCTGTCTCTGGCTCGAGTCGTGCACCGACCCGCAGCGGGTGCTGATGGTCTTCCGCGGCGCAGCAAAGTCGACGATCTACGCCGTGTACAAGGCTTGGCGCCTCTACCGGAACCGTCATCACCGCTCGCTGGTCTGGAGCGCTGACGGCCCGACCGCCGGCATGCTGACGGCCGACGTGATCAACGTGCTGCGAAATCACCCGCTCTGCGGCGGCATGATCGGCCCTCGGCCAGGCTCGCGCCGCTTCTGGGTGACCGGCGCGAAGGATGCGCGCAACGCCAGCATGCGGGCGGTAGGCGTGAAGACGAACGCCACCGGCGCCCGGGCGGAGGATGTTGATTTCGATGACATCGAGGTACCTGGCAACATCGAGAAACCAGAGGCCCGGCTCAAGCTGCGCCAGCGGATCAGCGAGTCGGTGCACATCGCGGTCCCGGGCGCGCAGAAGACCTACATCGGCACGCCGCACACCAGCGACTCGATCTATCCCGAGCTGATCGCCGGAGGCGCGGCCGTGCTGAAGATCACCCTGTTCGAGCACACGCAGCGCTACACCGAGACGAAGGACCGCACCCGCTACCCGTGCCCGCCGATCGGGTCGGATGGCCTCTATGTCATGGCAGGCATCCACAAGCACGCGAAGATGCTGCGCGACGGATTCGACTACCGCATCGACGGCGGCGAGGTCGTCTTCGCCCGGCCGCCGGCCGTGACAATCGACATTGCCTCGATGTGCGCATGGCCGGAGAGATTCAACCGCGCCGAGATCGCCCAGCGCCGCAAGGAAACCCGCACTTTCAACGCATGGGATTCTCAGTACCAGCTCGAGGCGAAGCCGCTGCACGAGATCAGGCTCGAGCGCGAGAAGATGATCCCCTACGCCGACGAGCTCGAGCTGATCAAGCGCAACCGCATCCCGGTGCTGATGCTCGGCCAGACGCAGATCGTCGGCATGGCGGCCAGGTGGGACCCGGCTGGCGGAAAGGTGCGCAGCGACGTGTCGGCCTTCGCGATCGTCCTGCAGGATGCCGTCGGCCGGCGCTACGTGCACCGGGTCACGAGTCTCGAAGGCGAGGTCGCGACGTTCGACGCTCGCGGCGAGCGCGTGACCGGCGGCCAGGTGCACCAGCTCTGCGATCTGATCCAGGCCTGCCACGTCCCGAAGGTCAAGGTCGAGACAAACGGCATTGGCGGCTTTGCGCCGGTCAGCCTGCGCGCGGCGCTGAAGCAGCGGCGCCTCGTTTGCGCCGTCGTCGAGGAGCAGAGCGTCGAGAACAAGAACAAGCGGATTCTGGAGGCGTGGGAGGCGCCCCTGTCGAGCGGCATGATCTACGTGCACGCCTCGGTCGAGGATGGCCCGCTCTGGACGCAGATGCCCGACTGGAACCCGGCGGTCACCAACCAGCCGGACGACTACCTCGACGCAACCGGCGGCGCGATCGCTGACACCCCGGAGCGCATCGGCCGGAATGTCAGGAATCTGGAAGGCATTCCAGCCGACAGTTGGCTCCCTGACGCGGGGGTGTACGAAGTCGAGCTCGAACTGAACTGAGCTCGGCCCCGCGCAACCCGCGCGAGGTGCCAAAAGTGACAGTAGCCGCTCAAACGCCGAGCATCAAGTACACCGCGGCCGGCGCGGCGACGGTCTTCTCCTTCCCGTTCCGCCTGCTCTCGACTTCCGATCTATCGGTCACGCTGGACGGCGTTTCGGCCGCCGGCTACACGGTCAGCCTCGGCGACCTGAGCGGCGGGAGCATCACCTTCGCCGTGGCGCCGACCGGCTCGCTCGTCATCCGCCGCGTGATGCCAGCGTCGCGGGCGCTCTACTACAACACGCTCGGCGACTTCCAGGCCCTGACGGTCAACGAAGACTTCGACCGGGCCATCATGATCGTCCAGCAGTTGCTCGAGCAGCTGCTGCGCGTGCCGACGCTGCCCGAGGGCACGGTCGCCGCGTCCTTTACCCTCGATGCCCCTGGCGCCGGCAAGCCGATCCGCTACAAGGCCAGCGGCGCCGGCCTCGAGCCGTACACGCCGACGGACATCGCGGGAAACCAAGCGTTGCAAACGGCGCTGCTCGATGTTTCGCTCAACACGCTAAACGCCGCGATGGTGGGCTTCAACGCGGCTCTTAACTACGCGGTGCGCACGGTTGGGCACGACAGTGCCACCTACCCGAGCATCAACAGCTTCGCCGGCGTCGACCCCACCGGCGTCGCCAACAGCGCGGCCGCGATCAACACCGCAATGGCAGCCGCGGGCGCGCTCGGCGTCAAGGGGCTGCGCTTCTCCGGCACCTACCTCATTGCCGCGGCTCTCACCCCGCCGAGCAATATGCTACTTCAGGGCCACGTCGGCGCGACGATCCGCTACGCGACCGGCGACATCAACGGCGTTTATGCCACCGGCAAGACGAATATTCGCGTGCGCGGCCTCCGCATGCATCAGACCGTCGCCCTCAACGCGGGCGAGGTGGCCGGCGTCAAGTTCGACAGCTGCACCTTCTGTGAGGTCCGGGACTGCGAATTCGAGGGCCAGCAATGGTCGGGGGTCATGCTGAACAACAGCAACGACTGCACCATCGCAGGCAACTACTTCCATGACTTCCTCGCCAGCTCGGCGGGCGACAAAAACGATATATGCGTCTACCGCAACAGCAGCTACAACATCATCAGCGACAACCGATGCTACGGCGGCGCTCAATCATGGTTCGGCGTGATGGTGCAAGACCCGGGCGGCGCTGGCACTTTCCTACCCAAGAACAATAGTGTCACGCGCAACCTGGTCAAGGCGCACGCCGGATACGGCATCGTCGTCTACATAGGCGGCACGCAGAATAGTTACAACGAAATTTCGTTCAACGATGTGGAGGGCATCACCGGCGCTGCGGGCTCGTTCTACGGCAGCGGGATCTACTGCGTCGGATTCGGACTCGGCGGCCTGCAGGTCGTCGGCAACAACGTCCGGAATTGCTGCAGCGCAACGACATCGGTGACGAACGCGCCCGCGGGCATCTCAGTCGCCGGGACCGTGGCAGGAGACATATCCCCTGTTGTCATCGGCAACATCGTCGAGGGGATGACGCAGGCCCACGGCATCAATATCGCTTCTTGTGTCGGCGGCGCGGTGGTGCAAGGCAACACGGTGCGGATGCCGTCGACAAACAACGGCACCGGCGCGGGCGGCGCGACGCTGCTCGGCCAGTGCATCAAGGTTTCCGGCTCGTCGGACGTACTGATCTCCGGCAACAAGGTCCGCAACAATGGCACCAGCGATGCGATCCTGTGCATCGCCGATACGGCAAACTTTGACCGCCTCGTGATCTCGGACAACATCGCGCGTGCCACTGTCGGCAACGCGATCCGGGTAGACCGCTTGTCGTCGTTCATTCACACCGACGTGATCGTGAGCAGCAACGCCATCCGGGCCGACGGATCCTCTGCCGCCCTCTCGTTGATCGGCGTGGACCGGGTCGCGGTCACCGGCAACAACGGCGGGGGCAACACCGGACCAGCTATTGCGGTCACCGCCTGCACCGGCGCGCGCTTCGGCAACAACGCGATCAACACGAACGCCGCGATCGGCGTGACTACGGCAGGCACCTGCACCAGCAGCTACTACGACAAGACCAATTCGATCCCCGGGACGATCACCAACGCGGCCACGGGTTTCAAGACCGAATTCTTCGCTATTGCGGCCCCGGCGGCGGGCACTGGCGCAGTCGGCGATAGGGCCGAGCAAGGCACGCCTGTTGTTGGCCAGCCGAAGGGCTGGCGCTGCACGGTGGCCGCCGCGCCCGGTACGTGGGTTAGCGAAGGAAATCTCTGAACGTTCTCGAAACCACCACGCGGGCGGGCGCGGCATGAGCGACGCAAGCGACAAAGCCGAGTGGTTACGCAACGACCGGGCGGACGCGAGCGTCACCTCGTCCGAAACGAACATCCTGCTCATGAAAGCAGAGATGGCGACGCGCCGGCAAGCGTTCGAAGCGCTCGAAAGGCGCGTCGCGGCGATGGAGTCCGACCGCTCCAGGCTGCTCCTGTGGGGCGTGATGACGCTGGGCGGAATGGTGCTCGCGCTCGTGGCGTGGATCGTCTCGTTCGCGAAAGTGGCGATCAAATGAACGCCGACCGCGTGAAGGGCACGCTAGAGAAGAAGCTCGAGCGCACAGTCGCCGCGCTTGCCGTGATGGTGTTCCTGCTGGGCGCGGCGGTACTCTGGAAAAACATCGCCGCGATTCTTGCCCACTTCGCGGCTGTGTCATGAAGTGCGGCTACAGGATCAGCACCTCGCGAATGATGAGGGCCTTTGCAGCCATCTCGGCTTGCACGCGGCGCATGAGCTCGTCGACCAGATCGTGGCCGTGCTCGTCGTTGCAGCGCATGGCGCGCAGGCTCTCCGAGAGAGCGGGCAGGATGTCGTCGTCGTCGGGTCGCGTTTTCATGGCGCGAGGCTGCCGCCAACCCCTTGCGAACGATGCCGGAAGGTGCCTCGTATGAGTGTCGGAAAACATCCCGACTTCGCCGGCCGACTGCGCACGAACCTGAGCGCCGCCCACAAGATGGCCAGCAACTGGGTAATGGCCAGCGCCAGCACGGCGGCCGCGATCTACCTGTCGCTCGCCGAGGCCGACCGGCTCGCCCTCATCGCAGGCGTCAACAGCTACCTGCACATCCCTGCCTGGCTGATCCCGGTCGTGGTCGGCCTGGCCGGGTTCGTTGCGCGCGTCTGGCCGCAGCAGAGCATCACCCGCCCCGAGGCGGTAGCCAAGAGCGCCGCGCCATGAGTTCGCTCCGCGCGCAGCTGTCCGCCTTGGAAGGTCGGGTCCGACACGCCTATCAGGACCATCTCGGCTACTGGACGATCGGCGTCGGCCGGCTGATCGACGAGCGCAAGGGTGGCGGTCTGCGCGGGAACGAGATCGACTTCCTGCTCGACAACGACATCGCCGAAAAGACCGCGCAGGTATTGGATCGTTTGCCGTGGGCGGCTCGCCTGGATGAAGTTCGCATGGCGGTGCTAGTCGGAATGGCGTTCCAAATGGGGATCAACGGCTTGATGGGGTTCACCCGCACGCTCGCCGCGATCCGCGACGGCCACTACGCGCACGCGGCCGGGCGGATGCTCGATAGCCTCTGGGCGAAGCAGACGCCGGGCCGCGCGAAGAAGATGGCCCGGCAGATCGAAACCGGGCAGTGGCAATGAATCTCGGTCCGCCCATCCGCGACGAGAGAAGCCCGATCCGAAGGCAGAGTGGCTGAAGGTGCCCGGCAAGCCGCACCTTCGCCGGCACTCGATCACCGGCCATCTGCGAACCTACATCCCGGCGAATGAGGCGGCCGGCTGGCCGAACTACCAACCCAACCTGAAAGGCTCACCATCATGCTGAAGCTCGCGATCTGCCTGTTCCTCGCCGCCTTCCTCACGGCCTGCTCGACGCTGCCCGGCGGGATCGACTACTCGAAGATGACGCCCGAGGCAATCAAGGCGCTGGGCGCCGACAAGAGCATCAGCGCGAATTGCACCGTCGCGAACTCGGTCTACGGCCGCGTCGTCACCGTCTCGATGGCGGTCGACAAGGGCACGGTCGTGAACGGCGGCGTCTCGGTCGATTCCGAGTGCAGGGTCACCGTCACGAATGCGCCGGCCCCGCGGGCTGCGGCGGCTCCCTAGACCCGGCTCTCGTGGTGAATCTCTGGCCGCTGCTGCTCCTGGCCGGCTGTGCCACCGCCGAGTCGCCGCCGGCCGAGATCGTGCTCGACGGCCAGATGCTGATCCGCCCGCTCTGCTACGACGGGCAGTTCGTCGGCCTGCTGCTCGGTGCTACCGGCCCGGGAGTGCATCGGGTCGAGTTCGATCCGCGGGAGGTCTGCGGGGGGCGGGATCTAGACGGGGAAGACGTTGCCCGCCGGGGTGCGAAGCCGGCGATCTATGCGCCTGAGGCGCGATCCTGACGCCCGGTGATCTGCGCTACGCTACGCGCCGCTGCCTCGATTGCAAATCCGAGTAGGTCGGTTCGACTCCGGCCCGCGCCTCCACCTTGTGCACCGCAGCAAACGGGGAAGATGTTGGCCGCCTGCCGATCTTGCCGACGGCCACCTCGAGCGCGTTCGTGGCCAGGTGCGCGTACCGCCGAGTGCTCGCCGCAGACTTGTGCCCCAGCACTGCGCCGACCGTGTAGAGGTCCACGCCCGCGTTGATCATGGCGCTGGCCGCCGAGTGCCGGAGGTCGTGGAAGTGCAGATCGTGCAGTCCGACCGAGGCGCAGGCGATGCGGAAGTGATAGTGCCGCGTGTACCGGCTCCCGAGCGGCACCGTGGCGGCTGTCCTGATCTTCGGATGCATCGGCACGACCCGCGGCTCCCCGTTCTTCGTGTCGTCTAGCAGGAAGGCCCCGGGAACCCGCCTTGCGCGCTCTATCTCGCCCAAGCGCATCCCGGAGTAGTACGCGACCCTGATGGCCGCCCTGGTTGGCCTGTGGACGCATGCGCGGGCCAGCGTCAACATCTGCCGGCGGTCGATGTAGACCTGTCGCTCGTTGCTGACGGCCGGCATCTGAACCCGGGCCGCGGGGTCGTGCAGGCCCATGCCGTGACGCTTCCAGCCCCACCGGCACGCCGCGGCAAGGTAGCGCAGCCGGTTCATGATCGTGGCCGGCGCAAGGGTCGCGCGGTGCTCGCGCGCGAATCTCGCCGCCACTTCGGGCAGGGCTTCGATTGGCTGGCCGGCGAAGTAGGGCGCCAGGGCCAGCAGCTCGAGCACGATGCCGCCGTGCGTCTTCAGCTCGACCGCTCGCTCGTCGAGGTAACGAGTGACAGCCTGGTCGATCGTCCACTGCTGGGCTTCGATGCCGGTCGCCTGCGCGTAGAGGCGGGCACATTCTTGCCGGTCAAAGGCATCCGCTCGGGCGCGACTCCATGCCGCAGGAAGCAGCTTTCGAGTTCGTTGCCGCCGACCGCCAAGACGACGGCTGAATTCAAACTCGAAACGAGCGCGGCCCTCACTGTCGCGGACGCGGCTGATCGGCATGATGCTTTGAACTCCTGGACGTCGACCCCGGCGAATCGTACCGAACGGCCGATCCGATACCCGCGCAGCCGCCCGCCCGCGTGGAGCGTGTAGACCTGGCGAGGACTGATCCCGAGCTCGGCGGCGACTGCGGCGGCGGTCAGCATTACGGCTCGCGGTCCGCCGCTTCGGCTTTGCCCGCGCGAGCATACTCGGCGTCGTTGCCCAGTTTTCCAGACGGCCCCCACTCATCCGCTGAATCCTCGATCTGCCTCAGTAGCTCATGGTTGATAGTCGCAAATGGCGCTGCTCCTGTGGGGGCGGCGCGCAAAACCTGATCGGCCGCGACCGAGAATTTGTAGTCGTGGACGCGACAAAGCACCCGCCCGGCATCGTGCCAAAGGATGACAACCTCCGCTGGCACGTAAACTGTTTGCCCCGGCACAAGCTCGGCCAGGGCATCGCGTAGGGGGTCATTCATGACTCACCCCTTCGCCTTGTGAACGCGCCACACACCGACCAGCTCGTCGCTGATCTTGCGCAGGGAGAGCTTCACGCCGCTCTTGCCCTTGGCCCACGCCTGGATGCCGCGCGCGAGCTTGGACGGCAACTCGACGCAGTCGCCCGGCTTCATGCGGTCGAGGAGCGCCTGGTAGCGCGCGCCCTGGATGGCCGCCGCGCCGGTCTTGGTGGCCGGCAGCGGCACGCCGGTCTTGATCTCGATGGCCAGCGGATCGAACTCCGGCGCCGTCAACCTCTTCTTCGGCGGCGGCCTGGCCACGTCGAACACGCTCGATGCCGCGCCCGGCGGCTTTTGCACGCCCGTCAGAGCGGCGCTGGTGCGGCGCTGCGTCACGCGGTCCATGTCAAGGCCGTCGTCGTGCCCCCGCGTCACGATTGCACTCCGTTCGCCACGTTGGTCGGGAACGGCCAGGCGACGTGATCCGGGTCGCCGGGCTTCGAGTCGGGCCGTGCGCTCAGGTGGTCCTTCGGCGTCGGCTTGCCGGTCGCGCCCTCGATGAACAGATCCGTCGCCGTCTTCGCCTTCTCCTTCGGCGCTGTGTCCTCGGACTCCGGTTCCTCCGCCACATCCGTGTGCGTGATCGACAGCTCGACGTCCTGCGCCAGCATCCCGCCGGCCATGCCGATCGCGCCGGCGTCGATGTCGTTCGACTGGATGCGGAAATCGATGTCGACCGAGCCGCCAGCATGCGCCGTCACCTTGAACGCGTTCACGTTGCAGGAGCTCATCTGCAGTTCATCCTGGGCGAGCTCCGACTCCATCTCGCTCGCCGGCACCAGCACGACGTTGCGGCCGGCCATCTCGTACTTGACGGCGACGAACGGCACGGCCTCGCAGCGCAACACGGTCCACGGCGGAGTCTCGCCGGGGATGGTGGCCTGCGCTGGATCGGGCGGCAGGTAGAGCGCCGCGCGCAGGCCCGGGTGCAGCATGTCAAGCAGCACATTCGATCCGGTCAGGCGCATGCCGAGGTCCAGCGCAGTGACGTCTTCGTCGCCGTGCTTCTCGGTGCGTAGGTTGAACGTGCGTACGTGCGCGCGGGTGGCAGTGGGGAGTGCGAACATCGGGGCTCCTAGTGGTGGTGGGGATCAGGTGGCCGCGTCGGCCGGCTTCGCGAGTGCGGCGATGCGGTCGCGCTCGGCGATGCCGATGGCGGCCCGGTCTTCCTTCGGCAACTTCTGCCAGGACGCGACGAACGCATCGAGGCCTTGCTCGGCGACCAGCAGTTCGAAGTCGGCGACCATGCTGCCGTGGCGCTCGGTGCGCGCCGGCTTCGCGATCTTCTCGACCGGCGCTTTCGACTCCAGGCGCTTGATCACATGCGGCGCCTTCTTGCCCTTCGTCGCCGTCAGTGAAACGTGGATCTCGCGCTCGATGTCGCTGAGATGGCTGATCCGAATACCGCCGACCTCTTCGCCGCCGAACTTGATCTTCGGGTCGCAGTAGAGCGTCATCGAACGGCCGGTCCAGGCGCGACCGTCGTGCCCCCATGCGAGCAAAAGAACCTTGCGCTGCGTCTTCGACGGCTTGTAGGGGCGGCCGCCGTCGTCGATGTAGTGAATGGCGACCGGCTGCTCGTCGCTGTTGCCGATGCGTACCTCTGTCACGGTGACGGTGATCGGGCCGCCGAGCAGTTGTTCACTGTTGAGCTGGTCGGACTTCGGGACGATGGTCGCCCGCAGATCGCTGACTTCATACAAAGGACACCTCCACTTCGCTGTTGCGCTTCGCCCAAGCGGGCAGGCCGACGAGTTGGTAGCCGCCGCCGAACGCCGGCCACTCGCCGGTGCGCTTGCAGTGCGCGTAGAGATCGACGAGCTCGGCCACCTCGTCCTCACCCTGCTCTGCGGTCTCGTCGTCGAGCACGAATGCGGCGGCGAGGTACGGATAGGTGCCGCTCACGAAGCCGAACACGAACTCCTCGACGACCAGGCCGCACGCGATCAGGCCGTTTCGGTAATGCGCTTGCTGGCGGTGATAGCCGAGCTTGGCGATCGCGCGGGCGACGGTCTCGGGCGACAGGTCGCTGATGGTTTTGATGTCGAGCACGGCGACGCGATTGGAGCCGCAAGGGTGCAACCAGTCGGGCCGCGCGCGGCAGTGCAGGCCGGTCGCTCCGTCGCGCCAGAAGGCCGAGGTCTCGGCCTCGCCCTGCGACAGCAGATCGACCAGCGCCGGCACGCGCTTGACGGCCTCGAGCTGGCCCTGCACGATGGTGTACTGCGCGGCGGTGACGATCTCGCGGCCGCTGATCGCGTCGTTGAACTCGCGCCACCAGTCCATCGCGGCCAGGCTGCTCTCGTTCGGCTTCTTCGCATTCCACTGCGCTTCGGTCGGCCGCTTCGGCGCGTCCTCGGGCACCACGGCGTAGCGCGACGCCATCGCGTCAGGCTCGAGCACCGCGCAGTGTGCGAGCGGGCCGGTCAGCATCCACGGACGCGGCTCGCGTTCCGGCCGGTCCGGGTCGAGGTGCAGCGCCCAGCAGTGCGCGGGGCTGCGCTTCAGGTCCGACAGCTTCGAGTTGCTTACGCTGTCGGTCGCGTGGTACTCGGCGGCCGGCATGTTCCGCACCAGAAGCGGGATCTCTGGACGGGCGCTCATGGATTGACCCCCGCTTCCTTCCGCTCGCGGGACTTGCGCTGTCCCGCGGCCCGGCGCTCGGCCCGGGCGACGCGCGCCTCGAGCTGCGCCACGTAGGCCAGAGATGCCAGAGACGGCGACTTGCCGCGCAGGGCCGCCCATAGAGCGCGGAGGTAGTTCATGCCGGCACCTTGCCGTAGACGATCAGCACCACCAGCGTCGCGACAACCGCCGCGCCGAGCAGCGCCCCGAACACCCGGGACGCGATGCGCGACGGCGCCGGCTTTTCGATTGCCGAGGCGTAGTAGGCGGTGCGGAACGCTTCGGCCTCGCTGCTGTAGGTGCGCGCGGGGTGGCGGCCGTCGCCGGGGAGAGTGATCGTGGCGTGGATGGTTTTCATGTTGTCCTCGAGGTCGGGCACGCAGTCGCACATGCGGCCCTGGTTGCAATTTCCGGTGCAGGCGGTCGTCAGCCGCGGGTGCTGCTGCTCGGGTGGGTACTCGTGCGACAGCGCCTCGTGCCGGTCGGAGCGGTAGAAGCCGAGGTGCCGGGCGTTGCTCATTGCGTCGCCTAGTGCGCGTCGGCTTCCTGGCGAAGCAGCGGCCGCTGGATTCGCGCGCCGTTGGCCTCGTTCAAGAAGACTTCGCGCGCCAGAATCAACTGCTCGGCCTTGAGATATTTGCCGGTGATGTTCGCCAGCTCGCCGGCTGCCTTGAGGTCGATCTCGCCGTTCTTGCCCGCCTCGTACAGCGCGCTCATGTCTTCCTTGACGTCGTTGAGGGTCTTCACTTCGTTTTTTCCTTCAAGAGTCGCACCAGACGCAGGTGCTCGCGTTTCAACTCGATGAGTTGTGGGGGCGCTTTCTTGACCGGGAGGCCAAGCAGCTGCGCGATGTATCCATCGGTCAGGCTGGCGCAGTACTTGGCGTCGCGGGCCTTGGACTCGCCGCACTTCGGGCACGTCTTCACGACCCGCACTCCGGCTTCGTCACCTTCAGCAGCAACGCCAGCAACTCGGCCGCCTTCGTGTCCAGCGTCGCCGCCGTGGCCGGGCGGCCGATCTTCGTCATGATGTCCGCGCAGCCCTTGAGCAGGCCGATCGCATCGGCGAAGCCGTCAAGCAACTCGGGGCCGACGGCGACCAGGCGGTCAGCGGCAGCTTGAGCGGCGACCGTCTCGGCGTGCTCGCGGTCCTCGGTGCGCTCGCGGCGCTCGAGCGCGATCTTCTCGTCGCGCTCCTCCTCGTCGCGAGCGAGGCCGGCGAAGGCGTCGCGGCTCACCCGAAGCTCCTGGTCGCCGGCGCATCGAACCGATCCCCGGCCCGCTCGCGCAGCATGTCGTTCCAGAGGGACAGCATCGAGTAGAGGTCGCGCACCGCATCGAAGGGCGCCGAGCCGTAGCCGCTCATGCCGTCCGGGTCGGACTTCAGGGTCGCCTTCCATTGCGCGACGCCGTGGTGGCTGACGCGCTCGACCCGCACGTTCGGGTCGCCGCCGCACTCGTCGAGCGTCGCCCACACCTTGCGCGGCCAGCGCCGGCGGATCGCGGCCATGTCGGCGGCCTGCTGCTCGTCGGCGCTCATGCGGCCGCCAGATACGCTTGCTTGCCCTGCCAGAAGTTCAGCTCGCCTTCGGCGGCGAGCCACTTGCGCGAGCCGACCTTCGCGGCGCTCATCGCAGCGCGGGACTTCGCGATCTCGGCTGTGACTCGCTGGAGTTCGGCGGCGACTTTGACTTGGTTCATCTGCTTCTCCCCTGCAGCCCGGCGAGTGCCGAACCGATGGAGTGATTGAACCATAGTTCAACAAACGGCGCAACTATAGTTCATCAATGGGCGCAACTATTTTGTAACAGGCGCCGTTTTACTTACGGCTTGCCCAATTCGCCGAGGACTGAGGTGCCCCGCACCTTGCGGGCCTTGCCTGGGAACGGGTTTGCCGCTGAGGCTCCGCCGCCGACCATCTTGTTCAAGGCGGCGACGACCTCGTGCTGCTGGTCGAGCGTGAGCAGGCGGAAGAACGTGATGAGCTGCGCCTCAAAGACGTTCAATTCTCGGAACGGCATCTCGCCGGGACTGGCGCCGGCCTTCATGTCGCCTTCACCGGTCGCCAGCCAGTCGGAGCGTACGCTGGTAAGTTGCGCGGCTCGGGCATTGTTCGAGGCGGTCAGGGCGCTCGTTTTCCCGTCGAGTACCTTCTTGACCGCCGTATAGGTTATCTTGAGGTGCTTCGCCACCTGGTGCTCGCCGACCATTGCTTCCCTCATTGCGAGCGCGAGCCGATCCTTGTAGGCGAGGGGCATTCCTGGGACGGTAGCGCAGCATACTGGAACTATAGTTGCGCGCAGCCGTAAACTATGGTTCAATTCTCCATGCTCAAAGCCGAAGCCATTCAGTCCCTCGGGGGAACGGTAGCCGCTGCCGCCGAAGCGATTGGCGTCAGTTACCAGGCGGTAGACAAGTGGCCGGACGAACTGTCGCCGCGCATCGCTGATCGGGTGCAAGCGGCGCTCTGGCGGATCGCCAACCGAGTGCCGCATCCGCATCCCGGTCAACAACAAGAGGCCGCCTGATGAAGCGCCGCCGCCAGTTTCCCCGGCCACTTAAGGGCTGCGCGTGGGTCTACCTCATCGGCCGTCCAAATGGCGACGTGAAGCTCGGCATGACAAGCGACCCGCAAAAGCGCATGGCGACTCACCGGCACGGCGCGACGACCTGGCGCCACTACTGCGCCTACGGGACGCGTTCCTTCGCACTGGAGGCCGAGCGCGCCGCCATCAGGGTTCTGCTGGCCGCTGGTGCCACACAACGCGGCGGCCCGAGCGCCGAGACATTCACCGGCATCAACCGGGGCGACGCGATCGACGCGGTGCGCGAAGCCGTCGCATGGGTTCGCGAAAACCTCGGGCGCATTGAGCGACGCAGGGCCTCGCACGCGGAAGAGAGCGCGGCATGGAAGCAGTTCCGTGCGCATCTGCTCACCGACACCGAATCCGCCTGACCCATGGCACTCGAGCGCAAGGACATCAGGGCGAAGCTGGATGCGGACATGCACGCCAAGCTGAAGGCCATCTGCGACCTCGACGAGATCGACATCGGCGATTTCATCGAGACGTGTCTGGTGCCGGTAATCGAGAAGCGAGTGCATGACGCCATCGTGCTCGCCGACCGACTCCAGCGGGCGGGAATAGTCGGGAGCATTCAGCGCGTCTCGGGAAAGTCAGGGAGCGGCCGGTAATGACTCGACCGACGACATGACGAAGAGCCGCGGCATCCTCGCTCCGCGCCGACCCTGGACCGAGGTCGAGCTCGAGCTGCTCCGGCGCAACTACGCCGACAGCCTGGCCGCCGACCTTGCGGTTGCTCTCGACCGGCCCATCTCGCACGTCTACGCCAAGGCCAACCACATGGGCCTGCTCAAGAGCGAGGCCTTCGCCGCGAGCGATAAGAGCGGGCGCATCTTCAAGGGTGGCACGATCGGCAAGGCCTGCCAGTTCAAGCCCGGCCTGGTGCCGTGGAACAAGGGTACGCATTACGTCGCCGGCGGCCGCTCGGCGCAGACTCGATTCCAACCCGGCTCGCGCCCGCACACCTGGGCGCCCGTCGGCTCGCATCGCATCAACGCCGACGGCTACCTCGACCGCAAGGTGAGCGATACCGGCTACCCGCCGCGCGACTGGGTCGGCGTGCACCGCCTGGTGTGGATCGAGGCGAACGGCCCGATCCCGGCCGGGCACGTCGTCGTCTTTCGACATGGTCGTCGCAGTACCGACGCTGCCGCCATCACCCTCGATGCAGTCGATCTGCTCAGCCGGCGCGAGCTGATGCAGCGCAACACCTACCACCGCTACGGGCCGGACATCGCTAAGGCGATCCAGCTGCGCGGCGCCATCAGCCGACAGATCAACCGCAAGGCCAAGGAGGCCGAAACCACATGAGCCAGGATCTGACCACCCTTCGCGAACACCTGTTCGAGGCCCTCCAGGGGATCAAGGCCGGCACGCTCGAGCTCGACAAGGCCAGGGCGATCAACGAGCTCGGCAAGACGCTCGTCGACACCGCCAAGGTCGAGGTTGACTACCTGCGCGCCTGCGGCGGCGGCGAGAGCTCGTTCATCGACACCGCTGCGGGCGCGGACAACTTGCCGGAAGTCATCGCCGGCCGGACCGTTCACCGGATCAGTTAGCCCCGCATGAACACACCCTGGAAAGGGCCGACGAAGGTCGAACTGCTTGACGGCCGCATGGTGTTCAGCGACGCCGAAGAGTGGCGCCACCAGTGCGAAGCTCAGATGCTCCTGCGCCTGCCATACGACGAGCGTGTCGCGCAGCTGGTCGCGATCACCGAACGGCGGCCCGAGGACGCGCGGCGCTTGATCGAGACGATGGCGCTGCTGCGTGCGTCGGGAGCTCGCGGCGGAATCAGCAAGGCAGGCTCCAGCGATGGGTGGGCCCACGGATGAGCGACTACGCGCCCTCTACCGTCTCGCGCGCCAGGTCGATGCGCTGCTCCATCCACGAGTTTGCCGAGACGCCGGCGGATTGCGCGAGCCGCCGCAGCTTTGCCACCCGCGCGGCGGTTGTGCGGAGCTCGAGGCGCTCACCCTTGCGCTGCTCGGGCGGCAGGGGTGGGCGGCCCATCTTGCGTGGCTCGGTCATGGCCTCATCCATGCCAAAGTTTCCAATCGTCTGGCGTTGTTGTAGCGGATCGCCTCTTCGGTCGCCACGCCGCGGAGATCAGTCCACCAAAAATTGGCAGCGTCTGCATTTCGCGATTCTGCCGCGATCCACGCCCGCGGCACCTGCCGAGAGATCGCGCTATCCATCGCTTCGTCGGCCATGTCGCACAGTTCGCGATAGCGGGCGAACTTTTCGTCTGGTGTCGTCATCATCAGGCGGCGGGCATCGTGGCGAGCCAAGCAAGGGCCACATATCTTGGGCAATCCCAGACGGCAGCACACACGTCGACCAAGTCCGCGTTGGCCGAGTTGAGCAGATCGTCGTTGTCAAGCATGGTGTTGATTCGGTCAATCTGCGCGGGGGTGAACTGCGAGGTACCAGCGTGGTCGATGCTCATCTCAATCTCCTGTTTGCTGCCCCAGACATCCCGTGGCATGAAGATAATGTACGGCATGAAATGCGGCGACGCAAGGACTATTTGCACGGTTACATTGTAAAGTTCTCGCGGCCGGCGGAGCTGATGCCGTGAGGGACCCCTTGCCCGAACCGCCATGAGCACCTATCGCAAGCACTTGACCTCGCCGGAATGGCAGGCCATCCGCAAGGAGGCGGCCGAACGATCTGGCGGCCTCTGCGAGCTCTGCAAAGCCGCGGCGCGCGAGGTTCATCACGTCACCTATCCC